GCTTGGAATGGTTCTTTAATTACTGGTACATACGGTGGAACTGGTGTTAATAACGGTGCCTACACTATAACTTTAGGCGGTAGCATTTCTACTGCTGGTGGCTTAACTCTATCTGGAGCATACGGATCTACTTTTACTTTTAGTAATACTACTTCCGTCACGTTTCCAACAAGCGGAACATTAGCCACGACTTCTCAAATACCAAGTTTCCCTCTGTCGTTAGCTAACGGCGGTACTGCTGCCAATTTAGCCGCATCAACCGGTGGTATAGTTTATTCTGGGGCATCGGCGTTCGCAGTGCTTTCAGGCACCTCAACAGCCAATCAAATATTAATGTCAGGATCTAGCGCAGCTCCTTCTTGGTCTACTGCTACTTATCCTACCACCACCACTGCAAACGACATTTTATATTCGTCTGCCACTAATACCATAGGACAAATTTCAACCGCCAATAATGGAGTACTAATCACAAGTTCTGGGGGCGTACCTTCTATAAGTTCGACCTTGCCATCGGCCGTACAAGGAAACATTACTAGCACAGGGACTATTGCCTCTGGAACCTGGAATGGCTCAGCAGTAGGTGTGGCATATGGCGGTACAGGCAACACATCGACTACTGCTTATGCAGTTTTATGTGGCGGTACAACATCAACAGGCGCATTACAACCAATCGCAAGCGTTGGTACGTCTGGACAGGTATTAACTAGTAATGGCGCCGGGGCGCTTCCAACTTTCCAAGCAGCAAGCGGAGGAGGGGGCAACTTAGTATACATCGCAACGGCTACAGCATCTAATAGCGCATCTCTTGCTTTCACTAATGTTTTTAGTTCCACTTATAGTCAATATCTTTTTGTTTTTAATCAAGTATTAGCAGCTACTAACGGTGTGATTTTTTATGCTCAATTAGGAACAGGATCAACCCCAACCTATGTTACTACAAACTATGTATGGAATAATTTAACTTGTATACTTGGAAGTCTATATGATACTTACGGCACATCAGATTCTCAAATTGCATTTACTCGTAATGGAGGAGGCGCCTATAATGTAGGCAATACTGGCGTTGGCGTTAATGGCTCTTTGTGGATAAATGGAACAAATGGTAGTAGCAACGCTGCTGCGGGAAGTGGGTTTTTATCCTATACCTCTCAAGAACCAGCAATCGCCATTTCATATTTTGGATGGAGCCAGCCAGCAGCAATATTTACGGCTATAAAATTTTACATGAGTAGCGGAAACATTACCAGCGGAAGTATTAGTGTTTATGGAATTTCAATTTAAGGAATTTATATTATGAGTGACTATGATACCGTTGTAAATGTAGTGAGCGCAGGTAATTTTACTGTCCAGCAAGTACCATTAACTGATGCGGAAATTGCACAGGCAGCCGCCAATACGGCAGCATGGCAAGCACAACAAACCATTCCACCCTTGCCGTCTTTGGAACAACAAGTAGCTGCTCTTTGGGCGCAGGTAGTTAATAACGATCCTACCCAAACCGCGACTCTGTCTGCTCAAATTAGTTCAGTTAATACGGCTATGGCTGCCGCAACTGGTACAACTGTAACTACCTCAACAACAACTACTACTCCTTCCACTTCAACTGCCACCACTAATTCGTAGGAGAACAAATATGGCAAAGAAATATGATGTTAAACATGAACGCAAAGAATTAAAAGAAGAAAGAAAAATAGAAAAGGCGGTTAAAAAGCTTGAAAGAGCCGATAAATCAAAAGTTAAAACTATGAAAAGAAGGGGAAAATAAAGTGCCCTTTGTTTCCAAAGCCCAGCGTAAATACATGTATGCAAAACACCCTGAATTAGCTAAGGAGTTTGAAGCCGCTACCCCTAAAGGTAAAAAGTTGCCTCAGCATGTAAAACCTAAAGGAAAGGCCACTAAGAAATCTAAAGCAAAAAAATAGACAATGGCTCTTGACGACCTTTGGGGTTTGTATAAGATTTACTATAATGACTTTAGATTAATTTATTTTTAATAAGGACATCGAAAATGAAAAAGCACGAACGTAAAGAAGAATCTTACGAAAAAAGAGAAAAAATGAATAAAAAAGGCGGTAAAATGGAAGGCCGCATTGGTAAATCTCTTCACAAGGGAAAAAATAAGTCTTAATACAAAATAAAACGTAAATTAATCAAAGCCATGGAGGGCGAAGATGTCAATTTTACAAGCTACAAGTAGCATTACTGGATTAGCTGGTGTTATTCCTAATCTAGTTTTTATAAATACTAATGACTCTGTTGCAACTGTGACGACAACAGGATATTTAAGCAAAGCTGTCCACGAAAACTTATTAACCGTATCAAATGGAGACATGGCTTTAGTTAATACCACAAGTGGAGTTGTATTTTTAGCCGTAGCAATTACAGGTACTGCTCCAAACTTAGTTTACAGTTTAGTAACTCCTGCAAGTTCTGGCGGTTCTTTTGCTGGAAACGTCCAGGCAGGATCTAGCGGCGTAGCTGGTGATTTTATTTCTTATCCAGCAACAGCTAGCAAAGGAAATTTAGTGGTAGCGGCTACCGCTAACTCTGGAAATACTGCGGTCACTGTAACGAACGCATCTCAAGCTGGAGTTAGAACATTTACAATTCCAGATCCTTCAGCTACTACTGCCAACTTTGTGCTAGCTCCTAGCGCATTAGTAAGCGGTAATGTTGTTAAAGCAACTGGTACTGTGGGCGCTATTGTTGATGCTGGGTTTACATTACATGCCGCAACAACTGCCGCTTATGCTGGTGGTGGAACAAGCAATGCTTATACCGCAACCAATGTTGGGGCAACCAGCATAGTGACAGCCTCTATTTTAGCCTCTACTAATGCTGTTTCAATTACTAAAGTAGTTCCAGGTGCTGGCACATTAACTGTAAGTTTTAGTGCCGATCCAGGTGCTGCAACTACCGTCTCGTGGATAGCCATAACGCCTGCTGTGTGAATATTCGATTAACGCTCCTCACGATGGGGCACTTTTTATATAGGGAAATATAAATATGACAATGCAATCATTAGTTGAACGTATCTCACAATTAGCTCAAGCAATTGAACAAAGCGCTGCTAACCACAATGCATTAGTAGGACGTTTAGCAGAAGCTAAATCAGTTCTAGATATGCTTAATTCAGTTAAAGTTCCTGGCACTCTTGGTGCTGTAATTAGTGATGCCGATGCTGCTTTAGGTACTACTGAAAACGTTGTAAATGCTGTAGGCTCTGCAATAGCAGCCCCTGCTACACCTTCTGCTAATTAAGGTTGGTATAGAGATAACAGAAGCTAAGATCCAAAGTGCATTCTTTGAGTGGCTTTCTCTTTACCCACGTCTACGTCTTATTACCTTTGCTATTCCTAATGGGGGTAGTAGAAATAGTCTTGAGGCTAAAAACCTCAAGGCGCAAGGCGTTACGGCTGGAGTACCTGATTTATTCATGGCCGTGCCTTATAATGGCTATCATGGGTTGTTTATAGAATTAAAATCTAAAAATGGCCGTCTCTCCGATCATCAAAAAATATGGGTTGATAATTTAAATGACAGAGCCTATAGAGCTGTTGTATGCTACTCTTTAGATGAGGCCATGGATGCAGTTACAGAGTACTTGGGAGGGAACCTAAATAATGTTTAACAACCTACAGTTTAGAAAATTAATAATCCAGCCCGTATTAAAAGCTTTAATGCTTAACGGATCAGATATAGAAGATTTGCTTGTTGGAACTTGCGCCCAAGAATCTAGAGGCGGTACATTTTTATTTCAAGAAGGCACCAACCCAGATTTATATGCATCTTTACAAAAGAACATTTTAGCAATTGGGCCTTATCAGATGCAGCCAGCTACCCATGATGATATTTGGGAAAATTATCTACCATCACATCCAAACCTTCTCGAATGGCTAATAGAAATTTGCGCAATCCCCCCGCAACTTTGTCTTCCGCGAAAGAAGCCACCAGCTAACTTTATGTTGTACAACCTTTATTATGCTACGGCTATGGCTAGAATATATTATCGTAGAGTTCCCGAACCAGTTCCAAGCACTTTGGAACTTCAAGCAGAATACTATAAAAAATATTATAATACATCTGGCGGTAAAGCTACTATCGATGAATATATTACCAACTACAATAATTTTGTGGGGACTAAAAAATGAGCGATCCTTGTGTTGATAATCTTGTTGATAAAATTATTACTATGGGAATAAACACCAAGGTAATTTGCTTTGTGATTATCATTCTTTCTGTTATTTTCTCTGGTGTTTGTTATTGGTATACTGGAAAAATTGATAATCCTGGTACTGAATTTGCCGAAGAAGTTATAGAGGAAGTTGTTAAGAAAGAAACAGGAATAGATATTGAGAAATTATTACCACCTAGCAAGCATTCTAGAGATGATTAATATATGTTCCGCGTGGAACATTAAACGGATTTAGTGGAATTTATGGATGAAAATAAACATGTTATTAAAAACTGACGAATTTATTGAAGCTGGTTTCCCAGAGCACCAAGCTAAAATGTTAGCTCGTAATTTAGCGCTCGCTGGTGAAACCGACTTACGCCTTATCGCAACTAAAGAGCATATTTTAAACCTTGAGTTTGCTATAACCTCTGGATTTAAACGCCTAAAAAATGTGGTGTATTTGTTTGGAACAATACTCACATTACTACACGGATATTTTGTGTTAAAGGTTCTCATCTATTAGCGCTTGATTATCATGCCATTTACTCCATTTGGCCTGTAAGTTTACCCAAAAATCAGGCTCCATATCTAAAACTTCTGCTAATTCCATAGCAGAGTCGATAGAAAGGTTTATTTCTCCATCCATAAGTTTTTCTAGTTTTGAATATGGCCAACCTAAATCCTTAGCTAGCCTATGTGGCGCTATATTGTTAGGCTCTATAAATTCCCTAAGTAGTATTTCTCCAGGGTGTGGAGGTTCTTTATCCTTGAGCATTTTTTTTCTCCCATGTTATTAACTTTTTATAGCATATAGGGTAACAGGATCAACTTACCAAAAACTGTTCCCTAAATTGTCGCGAGCCGTGCAAATACACTAACTCATTTAAACGCTTTATTAGCCATTATTTTTGTGGGGCGCTAGGTAGGTAGCGGTTACCTAAAGAAAGAGGCTGTAAGGCGTTAAAAACGGCCTTGGTTAGGGTAGGGTTTTGCGTAGCGATGGCCATAAGTTTATTTCAAAAAATTCTTTTGCTATTTCTAGAGCTTTTTTCTTTTGTAACGTTTGTCGATGTTTTTCAGACAATCCTCCTTGGATTGCGTCCATTGGGCAAAACTCACATAATTCTTTGTCCGTAAGTTCAACTTTCCATTTATCAAATTCCATTTGTTTTATGTTGTTTTCTAGCTCGGATTCACGTTTTTGTTGTTGCTCAACCATAGTGGTAAAGTTTTGCAAAGCTTCTTCCCTTGGAGTTTTAAATTTGTCAGGGGTTATACTACAATACGGTTTTCCATTTTTTAAACCAGATATCAATACCCCGATAGGTGATCTAAGCTTGCTTGTATCGTTATGTTTTAAATCAAATGCTAATGCATAAATTGAGTTTTGGATTTGTTCAGAGGACAAAGCTACCTCTGGTCTTTTTTCATACTCACGTAAAATCTGAGTTAGGTGGTCTTCTGTAAAACCAATACCTGCCAAACCCGAATAATCGAGGCTCTCCGTTTGAGTAGTAGTATTTTTATTATTAATATAACTACTACTACTAGAGAGACTTGTACTAGGTTGTGTACTAGGTTTCTGTTCAAAGTTTGAACAATGTACTAGGTTTGTACTAGGTTTGTACTCCGTTTCTTCGTACCTTAATATTTCGTTAAACACTAGGTCGGGAACACCATATGTCACCCAGCCACCCCTACCTTGTTTTAAACCAGTTCTGATGACAACTCCTTTTTTTATTAAACGTTGAATGGTTGCTTTTATGCTAAAATAGGGAGTTTCCAACGTTGTAACTATATATTCTATGGATAATTGTTTTGTTGTTTTTGCTCTGGCAATCTTGCATTCGTCATAAACGAATTTTACTAGCTTGCGTTGTAGGCCAACCAAGCTTGAGAATGTTGTACTAGGTTTGTACTCCGTTTTAAAAGTTGTACTAGGTTGTGCACTAGGTTTGTACTCCGTTTGTACTAGGTTTGTACTAGGTTTGTACTCCGTTTGTACTAGGTTTGTACTAGGTTTGTACTCCGTTTGTACTAGGTTTGTACTAGGTTGAGTTTCAGCAGTTTTTCTGTCATTATCCATAAAGTTATCTTCCTTGAAAATGGTTTTAAGATTGGTAACTTCCAAATTATCCTCGACAGCCGTTGTAACCAAAACTTCCATGATCGGCGGCTGAGAGGTTTCTAACTTCTCAGCTTCTTCAGGAGAAAAGTTATCACCTTGATACCATGGTTTATATTCAGCCGGTAAGCCAGTAATAACAGAGTTACATTGTGGCTTGTTTTTTTTCTTCGCGTTTAATTCTTTAGCTTTTTTTAAGATTTTATCTATATCGACAGACATTATTTATTTCACTTTTTTTAAAATATTAAACTCGTTTAATAATGTAACAAGAACATCAAAAAGCTCTGATTTTCTGGTTGCGTCTCCTATATGTTTTTTATCGGTAGTTGTTTCTCTTATTTTTGCGCAGTCTTTAATTACATTTTTAGATAACAAGTTAGGATATGCTTTGCTTATTTTGGCAAACATTTCTATGTTGTTAGTTTGATTCTGAAAGAATTTATTTATGAGTATGCTTGTTTTTGGTTCTGAATTGGTTTTATAGGATTCACGGATAGTTTTTACGTCTTCTAAAAACATTTCTATGCCCATTATAGAAAACTCATCGGCACAAGCAGGAATCAATAAATCATCAGTGCTTTGTAAACACAAACAAAATACTGAGTTTAGAGTGGTTAAACTGGGTGGAGTATCTACGACAATAACATCATATTTAGATCGTAAATATGAAAGGCATAATGAATTAAACCACGTTAAATAATGTTTCGGGGTTTCGTGGGATAGCGTTTTTTGAATTAAACCATTTTTCAACGAAGATGGTATAATATCTAAAGTAGGACTTAATTTAATTATTATATCTTCTATTTTAAGTTTTTTATCTACCAAGTCCGCAAATACCGGAGGGTTTGCTTTTATGCCATCAAATTGTCTGGTTAAATTTGCTTGAATATCTAAATCAATAGCACAAGTTTTTAAACCTAGTGTGGATAGCACCTCTATTGTTAAATATGCTAACGTAGTTTTTCCCACCCCACCTTTTAAATTTCCTATATAAATTACTTTCCCGCTTAAAGGATTAAATCGATCGTGTATTATTTTTTTTATTTGTTCGGGCGTTAATAAAATCTTGTATTGCCCCCCCCTTGACAGTTTTTGAGTCTTAGTTCTTCTAGCTTTTGCTCTTTCATGCAAACATGCCCCATGCATCCCAACTAATTTACTAATTTGTGATAAACACAATGTACCGTTACTCATTTTTACTCCACCTTATATGTTTTTAAAATTTATATGATTATTATAAGTATTAACGTAAGATAAAAATAATTAAAAGTAAATACACTCTTGTAAATAAACTTATCCACAAAATCTTTTAATAACCCTGTGGATAAGATAACTGTTTACTGAAATTTCCGAGGTTTCCTCGTTTGTTCAAATTTTGAACAGCTTGCGGTAGATTGCTAACTTGTCAGCATATTTACGCTATACTTTCTTGAAAATATAAAAAAAGAGGAGAGCTGTACGATGTATACTGGAGAACCCAGATCTAGCGGTAGCAGTGCAGATGACGAAGCTAATAGCGTTATGGATGTTATTATTACGCCAGCGTATCAAGAATGGTTGGAAATAAGAGATCGCTGTTACAATTCGAACAACCCCTCATACAAAGATTTTGGCGCAATTGGAGCAAAAGTTTGTGAAGATTGGTGCCATTCCTATTCTGCTTTTCTTAGAGATATGGGAGCACCACCTCATCAGGGACGAGTGTTTTTTATAGAGAGGATTGATAGTACAGAGCCATATTATAAGGCAAATTGTAGATGGACTGCACGTCCTGTGGCTAACCGTAGATTACATTTTCAAATACATCCATCTGGAACGTTTGATTTATTACAACCATCTACCAGCCCACAAGCTCCAACTACTAGACATCCAACTAGTGGTACGTTTGCGCCTCCAGCAACTCCACAAATAATGTCAGTATTAGAGTTGCCTCCAGTTACGGTGCATAAAGATACACCAAGACCGCCTAAAAACAGATGCACAATACTTTAAGGTTTTATGACAAATTATTTATTAAATGCTCAACTTATAAATCTACTGTTATTCCCTTTTCTTTTTTTAAAAGAGGAATTGGAGGCGGTTTTAACAGGAAAACATACGACTAGAAGTACATTTAGAGTCATTCTTACATCTGTTGGCTGTATAGCAGGTGGTATTTTGTTTTATCAAAGCGCGCCTTTCTTTCAATTTTTAAATGGTATTATTACAGCATTAGGCATTCCAAATAGTTTTCAATCATTGGTTACACTATATGCAGCTATAACATCAGGCGGAAGTATTACTGGTTTTTGTTCACGTATGATGACCAAAGCATTTTGTTATTTTAAATATGGCGACCCTGATTTTTATTTAACTAAACAAAGAGAAGAAGAGTTAATAGAGGCATTTAAGAATCAAGGTTATAACATAACAGGTGATACCATTAGAAAAGTAATAGAGTTTTGTATTAGAAATTTTAGGAGATCACCGCTACATGATTTCGGTTCACACCCTCATGATTGGAAACATATGCTAGATGCTTTAATTTACGATGCGGATTTAGAAGTGTTTTTAGAGCAACAAGAATTATTACAAAAGAAATTGCGTAAAACTATTCAGAGATCACAAGCATTATCAAAATATGGATCTACCATTGATCTAGAAAAATCTTTACTATGGTCGTTTAAAAATCAAACTAAATTTAATTGTGAAGATACGCCGTTATTACCTCGTCAACATACCGATGCTATTCCAATATCTCTTAGTGCTACCTCATTAACATCATTACCTAGAGAAGTTAGAGAAAAAATGTTAGTGATTAAAGCATTGGCTAAATTTAAACAGCATCATAAGCATCATGAACATCCAGAATTATTATATCATTGTTCAGCACATCTTAGACGACAAGAACAAAATTTAACTGATGTGATTTTTCCTTTAACTCTTAGCCCATCATCTACAGAAACTACTACTACCCCTTCTTCTGGACAATCAGTGACAATCTATGATGCAGATGCAGTAGTCTATTCTTATAGTAACCCATCAGTGTTAAGAGCTAGGCCATCATCTCAATAATTGACGGCTTTAAGAGTACAGAGTTTAATATAAAAACGCCCTAGGCGGAGTTGTGTTCCTAGGGCACAATTATTTTGCATGGATAAAGGGAAAGTATCAGCCGATTAACCACTAAAGTCAAACCAAACGCCAATTATTTACAGGGAGTAAATTACATGTGTTTTATGTTAATGCTGGCCGCGTTTCGTGACCAGGCCAAGGGTTCTAACGGGAAGTATCGACTAACAGGAATTGAGACTGCTGTTTACGCCAGGATGGCCTTATATGCCAGCGAGGACGGAACTAATATTTATCCTGGCCTTAACACTCTAGTTGCTGAACTTAAGTTTTCTAAGAGTACTATTCAACGAACTATAAAAGCTTTGTTAGATAAAAAACGGATAGTTTTAATAAAGCAAGGCAACAGTCAAATGCATAAAGCTAACGAATATAAAATTAACCTGTCACTACTACCAAGGCATGTAGCTATTCAAATGCCTACTTATACTGACGCTGTGGATAACTATGTGGATAACATGCCAATTTCAGTGGATAACCCTGTGGATAATTCTTCACCTATAGTCGCAGAGACTAGGGGGGCTGTACCCAGAGAGACCAGGGGGGGTGTACCTAGAGAGACCACCCATAATCATTTAACACAATCATTAACTACTACAAACTATCATATGATAGAAGAGCAACAAATTGATATAAAAAATGATTTGTTGATGATGCAGGTAAATAAGAAATCGGTAGAGAGGTGGGTTAACGAGTTTGGGTTTACTGCACTAACTGAAATTATTGTAGCTATGAGGGAACACGAAAAGAAAAAAGGGATCCAAATAAAAAACAAGGGAGCGTATCTTAGAAAAATCTTAGAGCAACAAAGAAGTAGGCATTAATAGACATAAAAAATTTAGCCCTTACGGAAACCCAGGGAGGACCGTAAGGGCTAAACATCAGCCATGATTAATTAACAATTTAGGATATTCCCGTTGAGCTAACCTAAAGGAGTTCTAGAAGCTCCTTTAGGCCAGGAGTAATCTGTTAGCGGTCTTTCAAATCACTAACAGATCTAAGAATAAAAAAATGCAGGGTAATAGTAATATTTTAATTTGCCTCTTGCAAGTCATTTGTACTGATTTCTTCAAACACTTTGTTAATAGGCAAACTATTAATCTTTTGTTGCCTATTAATTTTTTTATCAAGCTGCCTTATGACGTCAGCAAAATCTTTGGCTAGCATCTGATCTAAACTATTAATTTTTAGATAATTACATAACGCTATTTCTTCGCTATCCGACAATATTATTTTGCTTTTAACAATTTCTAATTGTTCGGCAGTAATGGTAGCGCCAACATCAACTAGATCTACAACACTAACAATATCTTTCGGCTCTTTGCCTTCCATTTCTTCAAAGGTTGGATGCACACCAAGAACATCTGAAAAAGCTTTTCTAAGTACTTGAGCTTCTGTACATTTGGCTATTTGTCCAAAAGGTCTTTTTGTCCACATAGCATTAGGGGTTTCATCAACCTGTGATGTTCCTTTTATTTTGCCTTTGTTTGCGTAGTTTTCTCTCCAATATTCTTTGGCAGAAAAGAAAGAACTTTTACCGCTAGTAGGATTATATTTTTCTACAGTCATCTTACACCATTCAGGGTAAGATATTTCCATTGTTCCTATCGTTTCTGTTATCGTTGGACCGTACTCAGGTTCGCTAATCCCTAAATATAGCCCAGTTCTATCAGCGTCAATGCGATATGATGCAATCCCAGGCATAAGGACATCCCTATATTCATAACTGCCAGTTTGACTGTTTTTTACACTCATAGGCACAATATGAACAGGTTTAGCAATCGGATCATACTTTTTAGCGTTACAGTATGCTAAAACCATTCCTATAGATTCATCTTTAGCCCCAGGGTAAATCGAATTTTTAAGGGTATAATAGATATTGCTATCAGTATCCGCTAAAAGTTCTGTTAACGTTTGTTTTGGTTTAATTGGCTTTACATTTGAGCTAAGCATTTTAATCCTCCTGCTTGATTATCTAATTCTTTCATTTTTGCCCAATTAGGTAATGATATTAATTGGAATTTTTCTTCATACCCAGGCCACTCTTTATACCTTACACATTCGGTATATAAAGCTGCGCCATCTAAGTATTCTAATCTGCCTTGTGCTAATGAGCTTTCGTCTAAAGTAAAGCACGCTGTTAAATAAGGCGGCTTTTTCTCAACTACGAAAAAGGCAAAGAATCTTTTTTTACCATCTAATTGTTTTAATGCATCTATCTGCATAGCTGCTTGTCTATGATAGCCATACTGATAAATAGAATTTGAAAATGCTTTAATCGAATCAGTAGTTTTAAGGTCGATTATTAATTTATCATTAAAAATATCTGGTCTTGATCTAAGTGGTGTATCAAATGTGCCACCTTCCCAAAATATAGATTGCTCAACTTTACCGTCTTTAAGTTCATTCCAGATAGGATGAGCAGATATAACGTTAGCCATGTCTTTGATGTCTTCCCATTCACCAGTTCTTAAAATATCTCTGCCGTTAGCTGCAATTTCAGCTTGTGCGTAAATCTCTTTACCAATCTTTGTAGATAAATTCACTGATTCTGTCATACAATAAAAGGTATTATCGAATTTTTTAGGCTCCAATACAAGTGTATGAACAGCACGCCCTAGCTTATATTTTTCAGCTTGTTTCTTTAATTCTTTTTCGTCTAACTCTGTACGTTTTACGTGATATTCATAGTAATACCGTTTAGGACAATCTAGTATCAAATTGATACCAGTTGAGCTAATACTATTGTCTGCGTGATATTCGTTAATATCTAAATTGTCGTATATACCGTTTATCATTATTATTCTCCTAGTAGTTCTAATCTATCGAATAAATCTTGTATTGCTTCTAATTCAGTAGCACCATTTCCGCAACAGTTATACTTTAGTACCGCATCTTCTGCCCCGTCGTAACCGTCGAGTACTGCGGTCCAATCAAATTGGCGTTGCGGGATCGGCGCACAGTAATAAGAAGTAAGTATGGTATGTTTTGGCATTATTATTCTCCTTCTTGTAATTTTTATGTTTTTGTGCAATAATAACTACATTGTAATACAAAACGATACAATGTCAAGAGGTAGTTTATAAAAATGTTGGATAAAACAGAAAAAGAGTTATTAGGAACTCCTTTAAGCGTGAGATTGACAGCTATAACGCGTAATAAATTAAGCGTACTTGCACGTAAAAGGGGTATGTCGCCATCTAGTTTGGCTAGATTTTGGCTGGAAGAAAGAATAAAAAAAGAAGATAATAACAAAAAAGGGGATTGATTATGACAACAACAAATGCATTAGTTTATTACCACGAACTAGTTAAAGCCGGAATGCCGGATGAACAAGCTTTTAATCAAGCAATGGCATTTGAAAATGCTATTAGTCATTTGGTGACTAAAGAAAATTTACAACATCTGGAAACTAGAACCGACTCTAAATTTGATTTAGTTAGAAAAGACTTAAAAACAGAAATTGGTTTAGTTAGAAGCGAGATGGACATTAACCACCGTTGGATTATGGCATTTTTAATAGCTGGTTTAGGCGGAATAATTGGCATACTTTGTAAATGATTAATAAACTATAATATAACAAGGAGGTTAATACTATGAAATGTAGATGTACAAGCTGTAGCGGTAATAAAAAGATTATGAAATTAGGTATGATAATGGGTGAGTGCGGAAGCTGTAAAGGCACAGGCACACAAACAACCGAAGATAGTATCATACCAGAACCAACAAAAAATATAGACAAGGAAGTCACCAATGACGCAAAAAGAGAAGAATCGCGAGAAGTTAAAAAAACAGATAGCAAAACTACCCCCAATCAAGCTAAGCGTAAAAAGTAAACATACTAGTGGCAGACCAACAAATTATACGGAAGCATTAGCAAATAAAATTTGCCACAAGGTATCCACTTGCACAGATGGTATGCGCAGAATGTGTGATTCAAATCCAGACTTTCCTTGTTGCCAAACCCTTATGGAATGGCGCTTTAATTACCCAGAATTTGCTGCACGCTACGCACAGGCTAAACTTATTCAGGCCGATCTATTCGCAGAACAAATTATAGATATTTGTGACGAAGAACAACACACCAGCGAAGGAATACAACACGCAAGACTTAGGGTTGACACTCGCAAATGGTTAACATCAAAACTAATACCAAAAACTTACGGCGACAGAGTTCATAGCGAATCAACAGTTAGTATTAAACATGAGGATGCATTGGAGCTTTTAAAATAAAATGTTCATCAATGATGCAGAAGTATATCAAATAGCTGTAATGCTATATGAATTTATGATGCCAGATGATGTCGATGCAACGCCAATTACTTTGGCAGAATTTAAACAAAAATTAGAAGGAATATTAAAGGATGGATGAAGAGGAGGGTAAAATATGGGCTCGTTACTATAGCTGCCCTTGGTATGATTTAACTCCCGGCGAACAGGCAGTAATAATTAACTTTAGTAAAAATTGTGGGGTTAGCCACGTTATGTTCGACAGGTTTTTACCAACTAAAAAGGAATGGCTAGATAATGGGATACAATAGTACTAAGCATAATTTGGTAGCATTATTAGAACTAATTAATGAGTTTGTACAAGACAACCCTTTAAAGATAGAAGAATTGCCGGACTATCTTAAACAACTACCAGATAAAGAACAGCAAGTATTAAACTTTTATTATAGGGATGGTTTAACCCTTAGAGAAATAGCTGGAATTTTTGGTGTGAGTTGGTCTCGGCCGTTTGAAATTAAAAGTAAGGCGATAAGAAGAATAAGAAAAAAAATTACAATAGCTAAAAACAAATGACTGAAGACGAGATTAAAACACGCCAGCATTTAAAAGATAACTTTTTACATTATGCATCACGTTGTCTTAAAATTCGCACTAAGCAAGGCGAGATTTCGCCGTTTATTTTAAATAAAGCGCAAGAATATATCCATCAGAAATTAGAAGAGCAAAGACTACAAACAGGTAAGGTTAGGGCGCTGATCTTGAAAGGGCGTCAGCAGGGCTGCTCAACTTATGTGGGCGGACGCTTCTATCATAAGACCACTCACAATAAGGGTACACAATGCTTTATCTTAACACATGCACTGGATGCTACCAACAACCTATTTAAAATGGCTCAGCGTTTTTACCAGAACACGCCAAACTTAGTTCAGCCCGATATCAGTACTAACAACTCTAAAGAGCTAATCTTTGGGCGCTTAGATAGCGGATATAAACTAGGAACAGCCGAAAACAAAGCGGTCGGTCGTTCCAGCACTATTCAATTATTCCATGGCTCGGAGATTGCTTTTTGGGCAAACGCCCAAGAACATACTAAGGGTATACTGCAAGCGGTGCCTGATTCTACTGGTACAGAAATCATACTGGAATCTACCGCTAATGGTGTCGGTAATTATTTCCATCAAATGTGGCAGAAAGCAGAAAGCGGCATGTCTGATTTTATTGCGGTATTCGTGCCTTGGTTTTGGCAAGAAGAATATAAAAGGTCAGTGCCGCCAGACTTTAAACCTAACCATATAGAGTTACGTTTAATTGAAGCTTATCGGTTAACCTTAGAGCAAATAGCTTGGCGGCGATTTAAGATTACTGATTTATCAGTTAACGGTCAAGACGGGGAGAAGAGCTTTTGCCAGGAATATCCATGTAATCCCAATGAAGCTTTCCAACTTAAAGGTGAGAATTCATTTATAGATTCCTCAACAGTGATGCGTGCCAGAAAAGGAGAAGCCGAAAAATATGGGCCTTTAATTATGGGCGTTGACCCTGCAAGATTTGGTGATGATCGCACATCAATTATCTTTAGGCAAGGCCGTGTGGCATTTGGGTTACAAAGTTATACTAAGAAAGACACAATGGAGGTAACTGGCATTGTTCATTCTTTGATTGAACAATATCGGCCTTTAAAGGTCTTTGTAGATGTGGGCGGCTTAGGAGCTGGGGTTGTAGATAGGCTAAATGAATTAGGCCATAAAGAGGCCGTAGTTGCGGTTAACGCGGGTTCAAAAAGCTTAGATGATCAGAAGTATTCAAATAAGCGAGCTGAAATGTGGGGCAAATGTGCAAATTGGTTAGAGGATATCCCAGTACAAATACCAGATACAGACAGCTTACATGCGGATTTATGTGGAATACGCTATAGTTTTGATTCCAACTCTAGGTTAGTTATGGAGAAAAAGGAGGACATGAAAAAGAGGGGAATAAGATCGTCAGACGAAGCAGACGCGCTTTGTTTAACTTTTGCTTACCCTGTAACAGCGTTTAGGGAACAGCCCAACCCAAACGCACCAATACTTAAATCATTGGCACAAGATTTTAATACTAAACTGACAGCCATTAGGAGATCACGCAAATAAAAGAAATAAAAGAGCAACATATCCTAACAATGCTACTGCTATTACAAAATCAGGAGTTTGTGTTTTATCTAATGATGGCTTCCACGCTATAAGAAATGTTCCGATCAAAATAATGGCACTAGAAACCATGCCTAACAGAATACCTAGGATAATTTCCTTACTAAAGTGCATATCAAATTTTTCCAATCCATTTAGATACTGCATTAACTACTAAACCAGTCACGACTGGAAAAATAAATGATACAGCAAACGTTCCAGCAACAACATATACTACAAACCATTTTAAATTGTTTACTGCTTTATCGAGTTTGCCGTCGAATATGCCCTCGATTTTATCGAGTTTGCCGTCGAATATGCCCTCGATTTTATCGAGTTTGCCGTCGAATATGCCCTCGATTTTATCGAGCCGAGTGTCGATTTTATCGAGCAGCTCGTTTTTCATAGCAAGTAGCTCAGATTTAGTTGCCAAACCTTGTAACATATTCTCTAATGCAATAAGCTGGGCTTCGGCTTGTTCTTCTGGAACTCCGCTTGCTTTTAAATCTTTTAGATATTGTATAACCCTAGCGCTATCCATATATATCCCCATTTTATAGTTATTTCCTTAGATTTTACTATACTAAAAACTTAGATACAAGGAATGTATCTATCTAAGTAGTTCAACCACCATGAAAAGGATTTCAAATGGTCGCTAAAAAGCACACGGATAAGTTAAACGAAATTAAAAAAAATATTGAGCAAGCGCACGAATATTTTATAAAGAATGTTAATCGCTTTAATGACTTTATGAAGTTTGTATTTCAAACATCGTTGTCATCAGACGACATAACAAAATTAGATGTACTACAAAAGCCTGCAATAGAATTTAATATCTTAGAGGCGATGATTTCAAGGTTAAGAGGCGAGTTCGCGAAACAAGAACCGTCGATCGTGGCAAGGGCTGCCGACGGAGTGCGAATTGAAGAGCTGACCCCTGAGTTTTTACAAACATTAGAAATAATTGAGGCGCATTTACGCGAGATTTTCTTTGATGCCTCGAATGATGCATTAGAGTATAACATTTATTCTGATTTATTGGCTGGCGGCTATTCTGTTGTTTATGTTTATACAGGATATATTAATGAACTGTCGTTTGAGCAAAACATTAAGGTGGAGCGAGTATTTGATCCAACTTTAACGGGCTTCGATCCTTTAGCAAGAGAATCGCATAAGGGTGACGGCAATTACTGCTTTCAATTAATTCCTAAATCAAAAGAAGACTTTGAGGAAGAATTCGGCAAAGGTTCAGCTGATAATATGAAGTTTGAAAGATCGAGCGCAGTAGGGGATTTTAATTGGAGCTATTTAAATCAAGATCAAGAAATCATACTGGTTGCTGATTATTACTGCAAGAAGAAGAAGAAAGAAAAGATAGTTAAACTTTCTAACGGCCATGCTATTCTCAAAAAGCACTATGAAGAATTCCTTAAGTTATGGGGAAATCAAGGCTTTATTGAACAAGCGCCGATTATAATCGAGGAAAGAGATACAGTAATAGAAACTATTGATCGCTATATGGTTTGTGAAGATAAGGTATTGTCTCATGAAGAAACCTGCTATAAGTTTTTACCGTTAGTTTTTATTGATGGTAATAGTGTTGTAATTAGAGAAAACGAAGACGGTGCATCAATGCAGATGACGCGGCCTTTTGTTTATCATGCTAAAGGCGTACAAAAACTTAAAAACTTCTCTGGGCAAACTATTGGAGCTGAAATTGAAAATATGGTGCAACATAAATTTATGGTGGCTGTAGAGTCCATCCCTGAAGACTACGCTGATGCTTATAAAAACGTACAGCAAGCATCAACGTTAGTTTATAACGCATTTTACAAAGATAATCCAGAACAACCATTGCCACCACCAAGGGAAGTTCAACGAACTCCTACCCCCGACATTGTTAATATGACTTTTATGGGAACAGACCAAGTTACCCAAACTATATTAGGTACGTACGATTCCATATTAGGCACTAATGATAAGCAAATATCAGGGGTCGCCATACAACAAGGAGCAATGCAATCTAATGCTGCCGCTATTCCTTATTTACAGGGATATATTAGAGGATTAAATAGGGTTGCCCACATAGTTGTTGACTTAATTCCTAAGTATTATGTAACGCCTAGAAGTTTACCGGTAAAGGCACCTGACGGTAAGCGCTCTTATCAAATTATTAATCACCCAAACAATCCCAATAGTGTAGACTTTAGCTACAACCCAAATAGTTTACAGATTAAGGTAGAAGCAGGTGTTAGTAGCGCAGTACAAAAACAAGTTGCATTAGATCAAATAATTAGAATGATGCAATCCAGTCAATTGTTTGCCGAATTTATTAATACCATGGGACTAGAAACTATTTTAGATAACATGGATATTAGAGGCATTGAGGGTCTCAAAGCTCAAGCCGTTCAGTTTATGAAGCAATTAGAAGAACAAAAAGCACAACAGGCCCAGCAAGGTAACCCAGAAGAAACAGCAATGCGCGAGCAAACCGAGGCTATTAAAGAAATTGAGATGGCTAAGATTCAGCAACAACAACAAAAGCAAGAGGGGGAGCTAGCTATTCAAGCCGCTAAAGTTGCTAATGAAAAAACCCTAACTGACGTTAAGTTTATGCAGATTATGGCGCAAATTAATCAGAATCAAACCAAACTTGGAATTGAACAAGAAAAGGTTGACTCTGAAAATGCTAGAACTGCAATTGAGCAAGCAATGCAACATGTTCAAAATTTACGGAAAAATGTAGAAAGCTCTCATAAAACTAAGGAGTAATATTGGAACATAAGGATTATGTTTGTATCTTAGCAGATTGCAAGGATGCAATAAGAGATTTAATCGCTAAAGGCCAACAGGTAGATGCCATAGTAACCGATCCGCCTTATGAGCTTGGCTTCATGAATAAGGGTTGGGATAAAACAGGTATCGCGAATGATGTTGAGTTGTGGAAACTTTGTTTAGAGATACTAAAGCCAGGCGGACATTTATTAGCCTTTGGTGGAAGTCGTACCTATCATCGTATGGCTTCTGCAATAGAGGATGCTGGGTTTGAGATACGCGATCAAATCATGTGGATTTACGGCTCTGGGTTTCCTAAAAGCTTAAATGTTGGTAAGGCTATGGATAAGATGGCTGGGGCTGAAAGGGAGGTTGTGGGAATGATTAAATCCCAACAAAATATAAAAGGCCCTCAAAAATTCGGTTCTGATGAATGTAAATTTAGAGATAGAATTGATTGCTTAATTACAGCTCCCTCAACCGATGCTGCAAAGCAATGGGACGGCTGGGGTTCTGCGTTAAAACCAGCACACGAGCCTATTGTTATGGCAAGAAAGCCATTAAGTGAGAAGAATATAGCGAGTAATGTCTTAAAGCATGGTACTGGCGGTATTAATGTTGATGGTTGTAAGGTTGGTAATGATATTCGCATTAACGAAAAGAAAAGCTATCTAGGGGCAACGGGCACATTTTGTGCCCAAGGATTAATTCCTAAAAGTACTGGCAGGGTAGAGGTGTCGGGCCGTTTTCCAGCAAACTTTATCCACGATGGTAGCGAAGAAGTTGAGGCTGAGTTTGCGAAGTACGGCGAGAGCAAAAGTAGCGATTCAGTTAGGAAAAACGTACAAGACGGTGAATTTAAGTCTGTTTCCAAAGGGAAAGAAACTCCGCACTATACTTATGGCCACAGCGATAAAGGAACAGCGTCTCGCTTTTTCTATTGTGCTAAAGCGTCATCCGCAGAAAGAAATATGGGATGTGAAGGTTTAAAAGAACATGAGCAGTATAACGAAAGTTTGCCGTGTCCGACACGGGATATTAGGAAACAAAAGTTAATAAAAAATCACCACCCCACTGTAAAACCAATTAAATTAATGAAATACTTATGTAGGCTAATTACGCCACCTAATGGGATTATACTTGACCCGTTTATGGGCAGTGGCTCGACTGGAATTGCTGCGAAACAAGAAGGATTTAGATTTATAGGAATTGAGCGTGAGCAGCAGTATTTGGATATTGCAATAAGGAGAATAGATAATAACTAACCTTATGAAAGAAAAAACTACTACTACTGAAACTACAGCACGAATTAATAAATTGCTCGAGCTAAAAAAGAATCACTCTTTAACTACTTTTGACAAAAGAGAATTAAATAATTTGTTGTCTCAAATAGCAAAAAGCACCAAACGAGATCCTGGTAGAGGCGGCAGAGCTTGGGTGCGAGGCAGCATCGATAGAATTAATTGTCCAGGCACTGTTCTTAATGGGGAAGTAATAGAGTAAACTGTAAACTTGACGAACAGAAAAAGGATAACGAATAAGTATGAATAAAAAAGCAAAATCAACGTTTGCAGGGGTCCCCTCTATAGAAAAAAGAATATTATTGCAGGAAAAAGCAACTAAGATCACAAGAATACCTGTAATCAACGATAAAGAATATAAAATTTTATTTTACAAAAGGATCGCAAAAAAACTTATTCGCTCATCTACTCGCGTGTTTAAATCTCGTTGGGGATTTGTATGAAGAAGGGATTTACAGGACAAATAGCCTTAGGCAAAAGCCTAACTAGAAGATGGGAAAAAAACAAAGAAAGGGATAGGATTAGAAGGCGCAAAGTAGTTGACGGCTATCCAATAAATGAGCCATTTAAAAGTATAAAAGATGTAGAGCATTATTTGTCAGGCGATAAAATTACTTGCTTGTTGTGCGGAAAACAATATAAAGCATTGGGCGCTCATTTGTCTGTGCATTGTTATACTACTTCAACCTATAGAGAAAAATATAAAATTCCTAATACGTTTGGTTTGGTTAGTACAGAAACGTTTAATAAATTCAGCGCACAAGCAAAAAAACAACACCAAGACGGCATTATGCCTAATGCTGGAGAAATGATAAAACATTACTATGTATATGGCGGATCGAGAAAACCAAGCACATATAAATCAGTTAAAGAATTAGATAACGATAAAGAAAAGGCTAAAAGAGTTGCTAAGTATAGAGAAATTAGACATAAAGAAAGGCTACAAAAAACCCATTGTTCGAACGGACATCCCCTAAAAGAAATAGGAAACCCTTATTGTAATACTTGCGAACGGGAGCGCGCACGTAAAAGAGAGGGATATTTATCTAGGGAAGAAGCATTAACTACATACGTGAATGTAGTTTGTACTTTTTGTGGAAAAGAAACCCAATCATTAAGAATATCTAGCACCAGAAAGGTTGTACAGTGTAAAGAATGTCGACTCAGAAGAAATAACGAGAACCATAAAAAAAGAAGAACTAAAGAAATGCGCAGATTAGAATATTTAAAATACAAACTTAAAAGGAACGAACAAAACGCATAACGGATTGCTAATCCGTTATTAGCCTAGCAAATACAAAAATTTAATGCGATCCTTTAAGGAACAGCTTTAATAGCAGGGAGACTTATGGTAATAAAGGAAAACTATAATAATGATAACTAAATCGGGTACTTTTCCACCGCTAAAGCCCCTTGCTTTGATTACGTTAGCAGAATACGAAGCACTTGAGTTGAAGCAAGATTTAGATTATAAAAATCTTTTAGTTGATGCTAAATTTGAAGCGGAAAGAGGAAAATTATTTTTAAAGGAGTAGAAAATGTCAAAACTAACTACTAAAGCCAGAAAGAGATTAAAACCAAAAGAATTTGCGCTACCTAAATCACGTAAATATCCAGTACCAGATAAGGCTCATGCTAAAAATGCTAAAGCTCGTGCATCTGAGATGGAACATAAAGGCAAGATTTCTAAAGCAACAGAAGAAAAGATAGATGCCAAGGCTAATAAGGTTCTCAAAGAAAAGGCTAAAAAATGAAAAATGAAAACGAAGACATCCCTGTAATAACTGAAAAGCCCGAAGAAGAAAAGGTAATCGAGATCGCAGAAGATACCGTTATTCTTTCAGATTGTGCACTTACTGAGGCTGAGCTTGAGGAATTTCACCGAGAATCTTCAGTTGAATATTGGCGCACTATAGAATTACCGCCCTCGCCTAAATATAAACCTGGCGCCCCATAAATTTTAACAAATAAGGAGAGTTACGATGCCTACAGATAATCAACCTAAAAGCATAGCAACTGTATTGAATAAACTTAAAGCCGAACTACACGAAGCTATGGCTAATTTCCATGCTAAAATAGATGCCATTGGACATCATGTTGAGGCCGAAGCACCTAAGATTGAATCCGATGTTGTTAGCGCAGTTTCCAACATTCAGCCAGAAGTTAATGAAGCCGTTAATGCTCTAGAAGCGGCTGAGCCAGTAGTTAATACTGTAATAGGAGTTGCTGCACCTGAAGCATTACCTATTGTTGAGGGCGTTGAAAGCGCTGTATCTACAGTAGCTAGCGTGGTTGACGCTCCTAATTCGCCAGCTAAAAAAAAGCTTAGAATATAGTATTAAGCGCATATACACTAACATAAATTATTAGTGTATATGCTATTTTTTTTCATTAATTATACAGTTACTGTATAATTATGCAGAGAGATGATTGGGCAACAGAAGATTTTATAACGTACGAGGTTTTAATTATTTTAGAAGCACGCATAGAAAAGTCCATAGAAATTGCAATCAATTTACTAAATGCTGGGGTTAGTCCTGAGATAATAAGTAAATGCGTAGGATTATCTCTAGAAGAAATAGAAGAATTACCAAGATATGAAGGGCGCACTTACTAATTTTCTTTTATTGTACTAATATACAAATATTCATATTAAATATCCTAGCCGCTAATGATTTGAACAACCGTTAGCGGCTTTCTTTATATTATTATCGATTATGTATGGTTTTTAACTATTACTGTAAAATCTGACCAGTCTTCTACTTTGAAAGCTCTAATGTCTCTTACTGAAAGCCTAAACCAGTCTATATTAGATAATATTCTAATTGCTTCATAAAGGTGGGATAAGGTGTTAGCGTCTTCTTTTGTAGTATAAAGACTCCCTTGTTTCCATTCAAAACCTACTTCTTCCAATTCTTTGGAAATTTCCGTATAAGCACCATTATAGGGTTCGCCATAATGCTTTTTTAGATCGTCAATTTTTAAATCAAATGCTATTGCGTACATACTAAAGTCCTTAATGGAAAAACAATACTTTAACTGTTCCGCCAGCAAGAGCCAAGAGACCACCCCACATAAATTTACGGATGTCGCCTTTTATTTCTTTTACGTCTGCCTTTAATTCTTTTACGTCTGCCTTTACGCCGTTTAAATCTTCTTTTACGCTGGTTAAATCTTCTTTTGTAGCCACATGATCTAATGCAGAATTTAAAGCATAGGTTTGGGTTCTGGCTTGTTCCTCTGGAACTCCCCCAGCTTTTAGTTCTTCAAAAAATTTTAATGTATTAATATGTTCCAATTTATTGCCCCCCTTTTTAACATTATACCTATCTAACAAACTATAAACAAGCACTAGAATTGCCGCGACTAACATAAATCACATTAAATAACAAGCCCCTACAAAAAAATACTTTCACGGCTAATATCACGGCTAATTTCACAGTTACAGTTATCCCCAAAACACTGTGCAAAATTTGCACAAATCTAGAACGTGAACTAGAGTTAAATTACTAGGTTTATACAGGATGTAGAAACTTAGGCTCCTACCGAGCCATCGGGTATAAATGGTCGCGAACTCAGCGCATGAGGTTATTTTACCGTCACGGGGAAATAGTGGGTTTATGGATGATATAGAAGCTTCAGGGATCGAAGCGCCAGCTACTGAAAGTGAACCTGAAAAGACACTACCAGTTAGCAAGGTGAATGACATTGTTAAACGGGAAAAAGCCCATGTTGCTGAACGCGTGCGTCAACAGATGCAAGCCGAGCATCAGGCAGAACTTGAAAAGATTCGTGCTGAATCTGCTGTACAACCAGCGGCTACGGGCGAAAACGATACCTCCGAAATTGAACGGCGAGTATACGACAAGTTCATGCAGGATTTGCAAAAGCATCGTGATGAGGTTGAGAGAAAAGCTCAGGAAGATGAGTTAAAGACAATTGCTGATCAGTACTACCTTAAAATGGGTAAAGGCTCTCAGCTATTTGAAGACTTTAACGAAGTCATGGGCGATTTTGAACCTGATAAATTTCCCAATGCTGTGATGCTAGCAGCTCAAATGGAGAATACGCCAGAGATTATGTATGAACTGGCTAATAACCCATCGAAGTTGTTAGAAATAGATTCGCTAGCTAAGACCTCGCCTAAATTGGCGACAAAACAGCTAGAACGTTTATCAAAATCGATAAGCCAGAATCTAGAAGCAAAAACCAACAATGTTAGTGCCCCTCCTCCTTTATCAAAACTTAAATCTTCTTCGGTCGGTATGGATAGCGGCAAGATGACGTTGAAGGATTTTAAGAACGCTCCTTGGTTGAAAGGCTAAAGATCGTTAACCTCTAACTATATTGCCATGGACATACCTAGATTAACTCTAGATAAAGGGAAATTTTACCATGGCAGGACCAACAAATATATTACAACAAGTGCAAACATACCAAATGTCTTCACTTGCGTTTCTACAAAACTTAAATTGCTTTATTTCTACCTCGAACACTAAATTTAAAAACTTCGAGAAATTAGTAGGAAACTTAGGGGATTCAGTAGGCTTTGATTTACCTCCTAGAATGACTACTACTAATTCTTTGGTTGCAACTTTTCAACCAGCTGATCAAAGAATACAAACTTTGGTTTGCGATCAATCAGTTTCAACTAGCTATGCATTCACATCTCAACAATTTATATTCAATGTTGAGGAATACATGGGACGTTTCGGTAAAGCTGCTGTTCAAGAAATTGGCGCCCAAATCGAAGCTAATGTCGCACAAAATTGTGTAACTAATACTTACAGATTCTTTGGCGATGGTGTTAATCCAATTAATAGTTACACTCAATTAGCTAATGCATTAGCATTATACCGTAACTATGGTTCAGCTACTGGCCGCGCTAAAGCATATATTGGCGATACCGTTGTACCTAACATCGTTGGTACTGGATTAAACCAATTTGCAATGGATCGTAATAACAAGATTGCGAACTCGTGGGAATTAGGAGAGTTCTCTAATTGCGATTGGTACCAATCTAACTTATTACCAATTCATATAGCCGGAACAGAAGGACAACAAGGAAGCACTTTAACAGTAGTATCAACTACTTTAGATGCTAACGGCGCCGTAACAGCAATCACCTTTAGTGGTACTCATGCTGCAAACGATGCTAACTCTGTTCAACAGTACGATAAATTCCAATTTAACGATGGTGTATCTGGATATACTAACTTGCGTTACAGAACCTTTATCGGTCATAAGGTATCTGCTAACCCAGTTCAATTTCAAGCTACATCGGCTGCTGCATCCACTTCTGGATCTCAGGTAACCGTTAATATTTACCCAGCATTACAAGCATCTGCTACTAATGCTCAAAACTTGAACACTCAAATATTACCTGGTATGCAAGTATCGGTATTACCAAGTCACAGGTCTGGGTTGATAACAGCTGGCGATCCATTGTTCTTAGCAATGCCAAGATTGCCTGATCAAGTACCGTTCCCTACAGGAAACGAAAACGATCCAGAAACAGGTGTGTCAATGCGTATGTATTACGGAACTCTATTTGGACAGAATCAGATGGGGATGATCCATGATGCAATATGGGGTAGTACACTTGTATCAGAATATGCGATGGCATTAGTATTCCCTCTATAACCTGATGATTAACAATAGGGGCAGAAATGCCCCTTATTTAAAAGGAAGAATGTTATGACAATACAACCAAATTACCCTATGGTTAACCTTGGTAACCTTTATGTCCAAGGTGGTGCGCTTTCCTTTGTAAGTGGCACTAGCATTACAATTGCAGCTGGACAGTTCCGCGATTCAACTAACGTTAATGATATTGTTTTATCAAGCGCAGCCACTATCGTTGCATCTGCTAACGGAGCTAACGGATTAGATGTCGGCTCTTTAGGTAATAGCACTTTATATGCTGTTTACGTAATAGGAGATTCTACTGATTATAATCCAACTGCTGGTCTTTTATCAGCTAGCTTTAGCGCTCCAACACTACCTGCTGGTTATGATATGTTCCGCCGTATTGGATGCGTTTTAACTAGTGGTGCTGCTGCAATTCTAGACTTTAGCCAATCTGGTCGTACTATGTGGTATGCGGCTGCCATTGCAACTGCTGTAACTGTTGGTCAATCTACTGCATTTGCTCTAGTTAATGTTTCAGCAATGGTACCAAGTACTGCAAACTCAGTAATACTAGAATCAGTTTTAACAGCTGATGCTGGTGGTACTCGTACTGCTGCTTTTAAAGCTAGCGGTTCAAGCTCAGCAGCTGGACAGGTTATTACGTCATCTCCTGCTAGCACTGTTACTAGTACATCTTTAGTTTGTCCTTGCTCGACTATATCAAGCACAACTGGCGTTGATTACTTAGTATCAAATGGCTCTGCTTCATTAGCAGTTTCTGTATTTGGCTACGTAGATCAATTATAAGGAGCACTTGTCCATGGCTTATCCCGTCACATTGCTAATTTCTGAGGCATTTTATACCTCGGGAATCGTATCACGCAATTTCCAAACAGTGGCGGGTGACCAGGAACAAACAGGGTTTTTAAAACTAAACGAAATCTTATCCGATACTGCAATTGAGGAAGATATGATTCCTTATTTTACGACATCATATGACTTTAATGCAGTGCCTGGACAAGAAATGTATTTTATCCCAAACCTATCTGACCCAGAAACTTTAACGTTCTTTATTAATACCATTCGGTATCAAATGAGGAAAGAATCACAGGATTTATATTTTGGTGCAGCAAGGGCAGAAAATGTTGAATCATTGCCGTATAATTGGCATTGCGAACGCTGTTTAGGCGGTTGTAATTTATTTATCTATTTCTTTCCAGACACTGCATACCCAATGCAATTAACGGGTAGATTTAGATTGCAAACGGTAACTATTAATCAAGACTTATCGTTAATACTTGATCAGTACTACATTAACTATTTGCAATATAGATTAGCAGATAGATTGTGTACGGCCTACAACTTTGCACCTTCTCCATCATTAACTAAACAACTACTACAATATCAGCAAATGATATCTAAAAGATCTAGCCCAATGGACTTAAGAATTAATAAAATATCGACATTAACCCCAAACCAAAGCATTAATTACGCTCAAGTAAATTTAGGACACGGGTGGACTACCGATTAATTTATAGGATTGTGCCATAAATGAGACAAACGCCAAACTCACGAAGAGAAGAAGTAAATGTTGTCGGTGGTTCAACTTTCGGTCGATACAAGAAAATCTCAAGTGAAAAAACCTATAATATGTTTATTAGCGACAAATGGCTAGTTAACACCGCTGGATATCAAAAGGTTTATGAATTACTTCCAGAAGGATTAGGTCGCGGTATTTTCACTAGTATTCGCGGTAATCGTTTAATTGTTGTAGTTGACAGTTTTGTTTATTCATTAAATGAGCATCTTGTTCCTACTTTTGTAGGAATGCTGGGAACTGAAAGAGGTGTTGTATATATAGATGAAAACCTAAACTCACAGATTTGTATTGTAGATGGATTAAATGCTTATATCTATAATTATTCGTTACCAGGATCTAGTTTAACGGTTCAAACTGGTTTAGGTAATCTTGTCCCTGGCTATGTAGATTATCATAATACCTATTTTCTTTTTGGGAACGCCAACGCAACAACTAATGGTGCTGCATGGTATGCTTATCAATATGCTACTCCAACAACCATTACACAAGCAACTACTGGCCAATTTGCTTTACAAACCAAACCTGATTATGCGCTTGCTGTCGTTAGAATTCCTGCTCAATCAGCTAACGTTTTAGTTATGGGAACATCAGTTTGCGAAATATGGATGCAAATTGGGGGATTACAAAACTATAGAAGAAATCAAAACGTAAGCGTAGATTATGGCTGCGCTTCTGTTTCAACTATTGCATCTTCAGATAAATTTATAGCATGGCTAGCTATAAATGAAAATAACGCCCCTACTATTATGGTGTATAATGGGCAAGAATTTAAGCCAATATCAACAGATGGTATCGATCATCAATTGTCTCATATTCAATATCCAGCACAATCAACAGCAATGTTTTATAGACAAGATGGTCATTTATTTTATCAATTAACATTTTATAATCCAGCAGATAATCTAACCATCCTTTATGATTGTACGACTGAGATGTTTTTTAATCTTAGTGATTGGGATTTAAATTATCATCCAGCCAAAAATTATGCTTATTTTAATGGACAGACTTATTTTATTTCTTTAAATGACGGGGATTTATATTTATCATCTACTGATTTAACAACTTACAACGAAAACTTACCGAATGCCATACCAGATCCAACTTTAATACATGAAATCCAAAGAATAAGGATTTGCGACACCATTAGAGCAGATGACAGTAGCCAATTTAGACCAAATACTTTTGTATTCACACTTGAGCAAGGTAACGATAAAAACGTTACAGGGTTATCAATAAATAGCCCTGGGCAGGATTTATTAATAACGGAAGATTTATTTAACCCTCCTGATGATACTATCTACACAGAAGCTGGGCAACCAATGGCAGATGAGGATTCTTTAGATATAGCATCAATAACAATTCCATATCAGCCAAGAGTTGATTTAACAGTTTCAAGAGATAGTGGAATTACTTGGAGTAATACAGTATCTAGAAATTTAAACCCAATAGGGATGCGTCAAAACATTCTTAACTGGGAAAATTTAGGGGCATGTAATAGTTTAACTTTAAAACTAAGATTTTGGGGTTTAAGTCGGTTTGTAGCTAATAATGGAATGGTGGAGCTATATTAATGGACTTACCAACATATTTACAAGGCATTGATCACGAAAATTATAACCAAGAGTTAAACCAAACTTTAAGAGATAATTTAAGTGATAATGGCTGGGTTGTGCCACAGATAACGATGGTAAACTTAGCTATAATTGAATCACAGATGCCAGATGGTACATTATGGTATGTAACTGATAGTACGCCATCTACATTTGTTGGAAAAGTTAATGGTAGTTTAGTAAAATTTACAACTACTTCGTATCCATAAGGAGCATAGGTAATGGGATTTTTTAGTGGTATAGGAAAAGCTTTAGGTGGCGCTGGCAAGGGATTTATAGGAAGCGGCGGTAGTCCTTGGGGGGCTGCATTGGGGGCTGGCATGAGCCTATTAGGTGGTAGAGGCGGTGGTGGTAATGCCGGAATGGGCTATTTAAACCAAATTCCTGGTATGGCTATGGGCTATTTAAATCCTTATACCGAGGAAGGGAAGAAAGCCTACAGTAGCTTACTCGATCAATACAGTAATACATCTACTACTAACCAAAATCAATTTCCCGCTGAATATAGCCAAATGGCGCGCGATCCTAATGCTTTCGTTAATAACTTAATGAGAGGCTACGAGCCATCGCGCGGCTATAATTACAAACAAAATCAAATGCTAGGAGCTGCTAGAAATAGTGCAGCATCGGGCGGTTTTGCAGGTACTCAATACGATCAAGGACAACAAGCAGAACTTGTTCGCGATCTCTTAGGTTCTGATATGGGCGAGTACTTATCAAGAATTATGGGAACTCAAAATGCTGGGTTGGCTGGTGAAGAAAGAAGATTAGCTGGACGCGCCAGTGCTTTAGGCGGTATGGCTGGTACTGGATTTAATGCATCCTCTGATTTAGCTAATATATTGGGCTCAAATTTAGGACAACAAGCAACTTTTGATTTTGCTAATCAGCGCCAACGTAGATTAGATAGGCGAGAAGATAATAACGACAGGAGCGCATTATTTTCTAAATTATTTGATAGGGGCGCCAACGGAAAAAGTATGTTTGATACTTTCAGTTCTAAAATAGGTTCATTTTTCTAAGGGATAAGCGATGCCAATACAAACATTTAATTTTGCAAACATAGAGCCTATGAAGCTAGGAAGTAGATTTTCTGATATTTTAGCTGGACTCAAAACTAGTGAGGATTCCGAAGATAGAAGAATAAAGAATGAAGGCTTAGGGCATCAAAATACTATTTTGGGCGCTGAGGCTCAATACGCTCCTGATAAATTTAAATTTGCTAATGCTATTCAAGAAGCTAAGGCTAGATATGCAGAGCAACAAGAACAGGCCGATGTACGACAAAAAATAGCCCATGCTTTTTACTTAAACCAACAAGGAAATACTGAGCAGGCAAAAAATGCTCCATTTCAAGGTCAGCCCGTCACTCTATATGGTAAAAAATATTACCCGAACTCTTTAAAAAGTCTTCCTGCAAACGAACAAAATGCTGTAACAACAGGTATGAGAAATCATCTTAAAGAAGTAAATAATTTGGTAGATGTAGAAAAAGAGATTAATGAGGCCGAGAAGCTACTTAACGATAATCCTGATATGAGCGAGGATTTTAATAACATATTAGTAGGTAAAGATCCAGGGATTATAACTCAGTTATTTAGAAAGTTTAATGGCAATAAAAAAGGACTAGCGGCGCTTACCACATTTGAAAAATTAACCAATAATATAATGATGAAAATGGCACAGGAATATGGCGGTCAAAGCAGGATGACTGATGCTAAGATGAGGATGTTACAATCAACGAAAGCAAGTAGGCTTAGTCCAAAAGCAACGAATGCCTATGTCTTAAATTCCCTTAAAAAACAAATTTCTTATGCTAAACCAGCAAAGGAATTATTACTAAAAGGCCTAGAGAATCAATTTCCGGTATACCTCGATCTTGAGGGATTAAGAGATGCTGCCACAACAGGAAATGGGGAACAACAACCAACGAATAATGCTGCTCCTAACAATGCTCAGAATGGCATAGTTAAAATTAGATTTAATGGAAAAACAAAGGATGTTCCTGCAGATAAGGCAAAAAAGTATTTAAGCCAACCAGGTTATGAATTAGTTAAATAAGGGTTATTTATGGTAAACGATTCAGAATGGGACAGCTTCCCTGATGCTAGTGAAAATTCTACTAATGAATGGGACAGCTTCCCTGATGCTAGTGAAAATTCTACTAATGAATGGGATAGCTTTCCTGATGCTGATGAATTTAATCAATATCCTGATGCTGAGGAGCCACAAATTAATAACGATTCTGTTGGTAATCCATTATTAAAAGCGTTATTGGCTGGTCTAACCAGCCAAAGAGCAGTTTACGAAACGCCAATACACGGAGCATTGCAGCCTTTATTAGAAAGCGGTTATTTAGGACAAGGCGTGTCTGATTGGTCTAAAGAACGAGCAAGGGAACGAGAAGCAAGTCTTAAATTGGCAGAAGAAGATTATCCCCTTATAACAAATGGAGGAGAACTTATAGGTAAAGTTAATAGAGATATATTAGCAGCTATAGCACTGAAAAAACCTGTAGGAGCATTAGCAGGAAACATTCCAGCAAAAACTCTTGCAGGTATTCCAAAATGGCTGTTAAATAGTAATTTAGCAAAAAATATCGTTACTGGTGGATTAACAGGTGGTATAGAAGGTGTTACAGATTATGTTAATGAAGGCGAATCTAGGCTAGAAAATTCAGGGAAAAAAACCGCCGGTGGTGCAATTGCTGGGGGAATTTTTAGTGGACTTCAATATGGTGGAAAACAACTATCAAAACTTAGTAAGTGGGCAGCAAATCTTCCTAAAGCATTTCCTAAAGGTGGTACTAAAGAAATAGCTGATAAAATAGCTAAGGTAGACAGAAAAGCTGCCAAGGATGCAGCAAAAGAAGTGTACGACAGGGTAACAAGGGCTGCCGACAAGGCTAAGGTCAAGGTAGATTTATCTAAAATAAAATCTAAAGGCTTATTAGGGGCCATGAATTCCGCTGAAAAAGAAACGCTTAAAAATGCTTTACCTAAAGTTAAAGAATCAAAAATAATATTACCAAATGGCGATAAATTAAAATCTATAACTCCTGGCGATCAAAGTTTTGGTAATGCTCATAATATAAAAAAGGATTTAGATGATGCTATCGGCCGATTGGAAGGGTTGCGGCAAACCACTAAAGTATCAAACCAATTAAATAAACTAAAAAAAGGAAGGATTAAAGTTCAAAGCGCTATGTCGAAAGCATTAAAAGAAGCTGGGCTACACTCAGAGTTTGGTGCCTTTAAGGAAGTAAATAAAACTTATGCAGATAAGGTTTTAAAGTATAATCATCCTTTGATTAAAAATTATTTAGGGGAAACTAAAGGTAAAAAATCAATAGGGATTCCTACATTAACAGCAGAAGATTTTCTCAAGAAGGCTCACGGCGATAGTACTTTTAGAGCGCATTTTGGAAATAAATATCCAGAGATCGAGATAAACCAATTATTGCCAAAATATTTAAAAAGAGGTGCTGGAGTGCTTGGTATTGGTGCTACTGGTGGGCTTGGTTATCAGTTGCTTACACATAAATGATATTCTAATTATCTGTGAATGCCCAGCCGACTACAAAAGCACTAATAATTAGTCCTACAATAATCATTTTTTTACTCCTCTTTGTTATTATATTTATAAAAGTATAATTAGCAGTATCATTAATAATATTATTAAATTGGCATCGTCCATTTATTGTGCATTTTATAAGTGAAATGCTATTTTTATTAATGTCCCCAAACCTGTAATCAAAAGAGCAACTATGCTTCCCCACATAAATTTTTTAATGTCACTTTTAATTTCTTTTACATCAACCTCAATTCTGTTAACATCTTCTTTGGTGGCTAAACCATCTAATGAAGAATTAAGTAAATATACTTGTGCTCTGGCTTGATTCTCGGGAATATCTGCCGCTATCAAATTATCGTATGCTTTTAATGTGTCCATTTTTCATCTCCCGTTTATTATGGCCAAAAGGCTATTTTTAAAAGCAACGCAGTCATTGTTATTAGAAAGCCGCCGCCAAACTTTTCTATTGTATCAAATTTTGAATCTATTCTTTTTTCTAGACTATTTAAATCTTCTTTTGTTACTAAATCACTTAAAGCATTATTTAATGTATAAACATGGGCTTTAGCCTCTGTTTCGTTTTGCCCACTTTTAATTAAGTCTTCGTAATACTTTAATGTATCTATGTGAGCCATTTTTCATCTCCTATTTATTAAAATTTTCCTAGCCATTTCAAAATTCCAGCAATTATGATCCCCGCAATAACTGGAGCATATACAAAGCCAATAAAAGAACTTATAAAAAAGTATTTTAAATCTTTTTCTAAATTTTGTAAGCTGTTTTGCAAATCTTCTTTAGTTGCTAAGCCATCAAGGGAATTATTTAGTAAATGAGCGTGTGCTTTTGCTTCTTTCTCTGTGATTCCAGATGCAACCAAATCTTCATACGCTTGTAATGTATCTATGTTTGCCATGTGTATTTACCTTTATATTTTTTAGACTAACTATACCGATATGTTTCTCTTTTGTCAATAGTTGTAGAACTATACAGAATGTGGTAAATTTCTACAATAAATAGGAGGTATATTATGAAAGCATTAAAAACCGAACAAGAATTTTCTAATTCAAACGCAGCGATAGACAAAGAAATCGAATATTTTCGTAATTTATCAAATAAAACCGTGAAGGGTCGCATGGAGATTTTAAGTGTAAGCGCTGCAAGGCAAAACCTGTCTAATTTGATAAACGAAATGACGGATGGACACCGTCCAGTTTATATTAAAGGCAAAAAAAATAACGTAGTTTTAATGTCAGCCAATGATTATGCTGGAATGGTAGAAACAATGTATTTAATGTCTATTCCTGGGCATTGGGAATCTATAATTAAAGCCTCTAATGCTCCAGATTCTGAGTTCTTAACAGAAGAACAACACAAGGAAGCTGTTAAAAAACTTCTTGAGAAAGAGCCAGGGGCCGTTAATGGCTAGTTGGAAATTAATCTACGATAAAAGCTGCCGCCGAGATGAAGTAAAACTTATTAGGGCTGGTTTGGGTGCTAAAATAGATGCATTAATAAATATTATAAAAGATAATCCATTTGCTAATCCGCCCTCTTATGAAAAATTAAAAGGCCATACTAATCTTTACTCAAGAAGAATAGATATTAAGCATCGCTTAGAATATGAAGTAAATAAAACAACTAAAACTGTAAGGGTCCTAAGAATGTGGACGCATTATGGAGATAATTAGAGACAATTTATAGTAGTTATATTCTTAAATTTTACTATACTAAAAACAGCAACGTAATGGATGCCACAGCAAAGAAAGGATTCTAAATATGGCTCTTGACCCTAGATATATAACCGCTATTGATTTGTCCCCATATTTAGTAGACAAAGATTCAGGCGCACCCTTAGCTAATGGGGTTGTTTCTTTCTGGCAAGATGCCGCAAGAACTGTGCCAAAGCTTGTATATGAACTATCTGGCGCACCGCCTAATTACACTTACACGGCATTGCCGAACCCTATTATTTTAAGTAACACTGGAACATTTCAGGATTCATCAGGCAATAATATTGCTATTTACTATTTTCCGTATGATTCAACTGCTGTTGATGCAAACGTACAACTTTATTATATTACTGTTACTAATTCAATGGGAACAGAGCAGTTTACTAGGGAAGCGTGGCCTAATATAGTAACCAACGAAAGCCAAACTTTAACACAAGCCGATATTAGTAATGCCCTAACTAATCCTCAATTTGCAACTGTCTTATTTAATCCTTCTAATTCATTAACTATTACTACTACTGGATCTGGAACCTTAAGTACTACTATAGCTCCAGGATGGACATTAAATTTAACAACTCTAGGAATTGGAAGTGTTACTGTTACTAGAAATTCTATAGCAGGTTCAACGGCTTATCCTTATAATCCGCCATACACATTAACTGTAGCGCCAGGCGCTAATATTACTGCATTAACTCTATCACAAAGGCTTTACCATAACCCTAGCATTTGGTCGCCTCAACCAGGGGGCACTAATGGATATATCGCATCATCTATTTTATTAGCGCCTCTAAGCTCGGCAATCATACAATATGCACCGTCTACTGGTGCTGTGCAAGAATTGCTTAACTCTACAAATACATTAGGAACTTATCAAGAGTTTACAAACACTATTCAATTAGCAACAGCCAGTAATACCGATTCTTCTAATGTTGGCTACGTTGATATTATTGTTTCTTTGCCTATAGGAACAACTACAACTTTTAGTAATGTACAAATTGTAGGATTAGAAACTAATGAGCCTAATGTTGTTTATGATCAAACTCCAGTTAATCGTCAAATGGACTATATGTTTCATTACTATAATCCATTATTACAATATAAGCCTATACCGAGTTATCTGACAGGGTGGGATTTTCCCTTAAATCCTGCCCAATTTTTAGGAACGAGTGTTGCGACTCAAGCAGTAGGGGCTAACAAGTCTTTTTATGCTTGGGATCAAACAATTGTATTTCAATCTATTAATAGTGGTGTAAGCATTAGTCGTGGAGGAAATGGAGAATTTGTTTTAACTGCCGCCACCACAGGTGTACAGCCAGCCATCATACAATATTTAGACGCTGCAAAAGCTAAAGAAATGCTGAATTCTAGAATGTCTTCGGCCATTGAAAGTAAAACCTCAAATACAACGGGAATAGCCGCAACAATATCCCTTTGGTACTGTACTGATGCTTCATTACCAAGTGTTGTGGCTGGCACTAATAACTCTATCGTTGCAACTTTGAACGCTAACGGGCTTCCTGCAACAGTAAATGGTACTTGGGTTCAAGTACCGGGGAATAGTTTAGGGGCTGCTCAATTTACAGTAACACCTAACGCTACTACCAATTTTAATTTGAATGGATTTAGTGGTTGGGATATGCAAGGAGCATCTGCTACTCAAACTGCTAATTTTTTTGCAATAGTTGTAGGTTTTGGTGCAATGAATAGTGGCGATACTATTTCAATTAACTCTGTAAGCATTGTACCGGGAGATATTCCTACAAGGCCAGCGCCACAATCTGCAAATGCCGTAATAAGCGATTGTAAAGTTTACTATGAAAAATCATTTAACATGAGTGTTGTTCCGGCTCAAGCAGTAGGATTAGGGAACGGAGAAACTTATTTTTGTCAGCCTTACCGTCTAAGAACTAGTGGACCTGTCCCTCCTTATTTTGCTTACTATGTAACATTTCAATCTCTTAAAAGAGTTGTAACATCGACCATTACTTTATATAACCCTGTAAATGCCAACGCTCAAATGTATTGCGTAACTGGCGCTGTAGATGCCACAGGTACTGTGTATGGCGGTATAGGGCAATTTGGATTCTATGTACAAGATGATAATCAAACCAGCATCTTCTACGGCGATACCATGGCGATTAATTGGACAGCAGATGCTCGTTTAGGAATAGTTTAATTAATTAATGCCCCAAGGATGGGGGTTTAAAAATATAAGGATATATAATGGCAACAAATTATAACATTGATAAAACTAAAAGTGGTGTAAATGGTTTCGGTTTGCCGTTTTGTAACACCATTTATTCCGCAACGCTAACCACAAATACTGATACAACAGTTGCTGTTCCTTTAACAGCGGCTGTAGGAGCGCCAACCGCTACAACCTTTAATAAATTTATGGCGGTATTTTCCTATTCAAGTGGCGCTAATGTTTTTGTAGCGCTTAACGCAGCGGCAGCCGTACCCGCCGGTAATACTTTTGCAGCAACAACATCAGAACTTAACCCAAACGCTAAAATGGTTAAATCAACCGATGTAATACATTTTTATTCTAGCGGTACACCAAGTATTACTGTTGCATTTTACGCTATACAGGAGTAATAAATGTCTACAAATTTTAGTCAATTTAATCCTGTTACAACAGTTGCTGAATCTGGCGACACTGTTGTAGGCTTAAGAAATGGCGCTAACACTATATTTAATGCCCAAGCATTTGCGGCGCTCCCCTGGACAACATTAACTTCTGGGCAGGTATTGGTTATTAATAACGGATATTTTCTAGCAAACTCTGCTAACGCTATTTATACACTGCCAACGGTTGCAGCAGCAGGACAAATACTACAGATTATAAATCTTTCAAATTATACTGTTACAATAGCGCAAAATGCAGGGCAAAAAATTCAATTCGGTAATATAGCATCAACTCTAGGAACAGGTGGCTCTATTGCATCATCAAATATTGGTGATTCCCTGACTTTAGTATGCAGTGTTGCTAATAATAACTTTACACTTTTAGGCGCACCACAAGGAAATTGGGCGGTAACTTAATTTATTAAGGGATTAATTTATGACAATAGGTAACGCACTAAATGCTGCATTTGCTGCTAATCAATTAATATACGCATCCTCTGCAACTCAATTAATAGGCTTAGCTACAGCCACAAACGCAATATTAGTTACAAATTCTGGTGGGATCCCAAGTTTTCAAGCTACTATCCCATTACTAGTTCAACAAAATATTACTGAGTTAGGTGCTATTGCCTCTATTGGTGCTCCTTTAAATCAACAATTTGGTGGAACAGGCGTTAATAACACTGGAACTATTACTCTAGGTGGCAGTTTAACAACAACTGGTGCTTACAATTCTACCTTTAATATGACTGGAGCTACTAGTGTAACATTTCCAACCAGCGGAGTGTTAGCTACAACTGTAGGTGTTGGAGTGTTAACGGTTTCAGGAACACTTAATAAAATTTCTTGTACTGGAGGACAAAACCCAGTATTAAGCATCGATCCAAATTATGTTGGACAAACATCTATTACAACTCTTGGTACAATTACGACTGGGGTTTTTGAAGGTTCTATTATTGGATTAGCCTATGGAGGAACAAATGCTAACCTTACTGCCTCTAATGGCGGGATTTTTTATTCAACCGCCTCAGCTGCCGCCATACTGTCTGGAATTGCAACCGCAAATAAAGTGTTGTTGTCAGGCTCGAATACCGCGCCTACATGGTCAACAGCTGTCTACCCTTCCTCGACGACTGCAAATCAACTTTTATATTCGTCTGCAAATAATACCATAACTGGTTTAGCAACTGCTGCTGATGGCGTACTTGTTACTAATATAGATGGTATACCAAGTATTTCAGGAACATTACCGTCTGCTGTTCAACAAGGTATTACTGAGCTTGGCACCATAACATATATGATTGAACCACTAGGAGCTGCGTTCGGTGGAACAGGTGTAGATAACGGAACATCGACTATTACTCTTGCGGATAGTTTAACAACCACTGGCGCTTATCCGGTCACATTTAATTTTACTGGTAATACCGATCTCACATTTCCACTTTCAGGAACACTAGCAACTGTTGCTGGGATCCCGTCATTGCCATTAATTACATCTCAAGGTGGTTCTGGTCTTGTTAGCCCAACTGCGCACGGGATATTAGTGAGCGAGGGTTCCAGTCCTTTTAATCCTATTGTATTAGGCGCAGGACAATTATTAATTGGAACGACAGCTGGTGATCCGGTCGCAGCTACTTTAACCCAAGGAACAGCATTAACAATTACTAGTACCACAGGCGCAATAACAATTGGGGTAACATCTAATCCAGCTCTACCAGGAGCCGCGGGAGTTACTCTTCCGCAAGGAAATACTGCGGCGCGTGCTGGTGGTGCTGGAACCATGAGGTTTAACACGCAAACCAGTGTGTTTGAAGGCACTGTTGATGGCTCTACATGGGCTCCATTTACAACCTCAGCTCTTGGGGTATTAAGTGTGGGTGGTACACCAGGATTTATTACTTCAACCGGTGGCTCTACCCCTATAATTGATATAGATCCTACATATGTAGGACAAACTAGTATTACAACAGTTGGAACGATCACAAGCGGCACCTGGACTGGCAGCACAATAAATGTACCTTACGGTGGAACAGGTGCTACATCTCTTACTCAATATAGCGTGTTGCTTGGTAATGGGACTGGTGCAATACAAACGGTATCAGGTCTTGGAACTTCAGGTTATGTGTTAACAAGTAATGGTGCAGGGAGCGCTCCTACTTGGCAAGCAGGCGCCCCAACAGGGGTAACAAGTAATATTGCAACAGCCAATCAAACCACAGTATCTAGCGCGACTGGCGCTGTTACTATTGGATTAGCTAATAATGCAATATTACCAGGAACCGGCGGTATTACATTGCCTCAAGGTAATGTGGCGGCACGTTCTGGTGGTGCTGGAACCATGAGGTTTAACAGTCAATCAGGAGTATTTGAAGGAACTGTTGACGGTACTAATTGGGCAGCGTTTGAATCGTCAGCCACAGGCGTTGTGAGTGTCGGTGGAACAGTAGGGTTTATTACCTGCTCACCAAACACAGGCAGTGTTATTGTAGATATAGATCCTACATATGTGGGACAAACATCCATTACAACTCTTGGTACAATTACTACTGGTACATGGACTGGCACTATAATTGGTAGCGCTTATGGCGGTACAGGTGTTAATAACGGATCCAACACGATTACGCTTGGCGGAAATTTCACAACTAGTGGAGCATATAATACTACGCTAGTTGTTACTGGCAACACTAGTGTAACACTGCCTACAAGTGGAACATTGGTTAATAGTGCCGTTACCACGTTATCGTCATTATCTAGCGTTGGTACAATCTCAACTGGATCGTGGGGCGCTAGTGTAATCTCGCCTACATACGGTGGAACTGGCGTTAATAACGGTGCATCGACCATAACTCTTGGCGGTAACTTTGCAACTAGCGGAGCATATGCAGCTACTTTATCATTAACTGGAGCAACTAACGTTACTCTACCAACGTCCGGTACATTGGCGACAACTTCATCTATTCCTACTTTTCCATTATCTTTAGCTAATGGCGGATTAAATGCTAATTTAACAGCAAATAATGGCGGTGTATTTTATTCTACAGGAAGCGCAGGAGCAATTCTTAGCGGCACCTCAACTTCTAATCAAATATTACAATCTGGTAGTAATTCTGCCCCAACTTGGAGTACGGCCACATATCCAGCGTCAACAACTGCTAGCCAGTTACTTTATAGTTCTAGTAATAATACTATTGCTGGGCTGCCTACTGCTAACAATGGCATTTTGGTAACTAACGGCACTGGAGTACCAAGCATAGGCATAACATTACCTACTGCTGTTCAAGG